ATCAGGTGGAACAATTACATCTTCATCAGGTGGAACAATTACATCTTCATCAGGTGGAACAATTACATCTTCATCAGGTGGAACAATTACATCTTCATCAGGTGGAACAATTACATCTTCATCTAAAGATTGGTAAATATCTTGTGAATAATTCTCTGTGCTATAAATAGTATAAATTTTACCAGGTGGATGAACTGAAGATCTAACAATTCTGCCTTCTTTTTGGTAAGTTTCATATCCACTAGTCACACATTCAGTTATTTGATTGAGACTTTCGCTTTTATCAAGCTGGTCATCTTGTTGTTTTATTTCATGAATAAAATTACTACTTTCAGATTCCAAAACTAATTCAATGTTTGAAATATCTAATTGATTATTAAATGAGTCTATTATTGACATTTTTTCCAAAAAATTCACAAAAATATTTCATTTTTTGAAATTACTTATAAATGAATTTTTTTAACAATTATTCACAAAAAATGACTGAGATTATAAAGGTAGAAAAATTCTATCCCAGTCTAGATGACTTTGATAATGAAAGTCAAAATAATACTGTGATAAAAAATTTAATTTTCAACTCTATCATTAAGGATAAAGTGAAATTTTCAAAAGAACTTATAAAAATAAATAGTAGTTTAGATCCATTGATAGTAAATAAGGATGGGCAAACACTTCTTATGTATGCATGTAAAAATAAAAAATGGACTAATGCATCAGTTCTTCTTACTTATTTTGGAGTATCTTGTATTTCTAATTTGTGTGATAATGAGGGTTATGATTTACTATATTACGCTAGTTATGATTCGTGTGTGATTCAAAAAATACTTGCATACGATTACAATTTTAATAATTTTAGACGCATATATAAGGATAATCAAACAATATTAACAATACTACTAAATAACAATATTAAAACAGACTTAAAGAAGATTGTAGATCTGATGGATATTGATACTTTAAATAAACAAAATGAAAATGGTGAGAATGCTTTAATTTTGTCTTGTAAAACAGAAAAATTCCAAACATCACTTGATATTATAAATCGAGGTGTAAAATTGACTTATCATGACAAAAAAGGTTTTTCTGCAATGTCTTACATTCTTAAAAATATTGATAACAGCACTAATCAACAAATTGTACACGTTTGTCTTAGATTAATTACAAAAGCTAATAAAAGAAACTCAACTCGAAAAACATTTAATCCTGAGGTTGTATTTTATGAACATGATCAATTTGTAAAAATTACAGATGTTGAAAAAGCTAAGGGTACATATGGAACTATAAAATGGGCAATAGATAGAAAAAGTGGTGATCATAAAATGTTAAAACAATACCACAATTTTAACAATCTAAATCTTGTTAAGGAGGATATGTTAAAAGAATTCATCTTTATAAGAAAGATGAATGAAATGAATGACCATTGTATTAATGTAGATGGTATTTATATCGATTCAAATGGTAGATTTCATTTAGTCTTTGAACCTCTAGCTATTAATTTATATAAGTTCTTCAAAATTATATCTAAAAATATTGATTTACTTAAAAGTAAAGTAAAGAGTATATATGAACAATTATGTGATTATGTTAGAAATATGCACCATCTTGGTATTATTCACAATGATCTAAAACTTGAGAATATCATGATTGGCTATGATGGAAAAATAAAAATCCTCGATTTTGGAATTTCAGAATTTTTAGGTTACTCTCCTAATGTGAGTGTGGCGTCTCATTATATTACAACCTCTTACATTAGAGCACCAGATTTTAGTTCTAATATAAATTTTAAAATTTATGATGAATTTGGTGTTAATATAGTTGGAGATTTTAAATGTAAATCAAATAGAAAGAGCTATTCTTCAGATGTTTACTCATTGGGTGTAAGTATAATACAAGGTATTCTTGGTGAATCTATGAAATTCATCTACATTAATGATAAATTATATTATGTATCTAAAGATGATGAATGCAATCAATCTTTGAAGGGCAGACAAATGAACATTAATATTAAACCTGTTAATAAATTAAAGATCAAAATTTTATCTTCATATTGTTTCTTTGATGATTTAATGAGAATGGTAGATGTTGATTCTAATGTAAGAATAAAAAGATCAAAGCTTCCTGAAGATTTCTTTGTTTATGACTATGTAAAATCAGATAAAAGAATAATTAATAACATCGTTCACTATTCAAGTACAGAAATAAGGTATCAGTTAAATGAGATGGTCTACGCTGAAGATATCTTTAAAAGTTATAAAAACTCAGAAATTAAAATGTCTGGTAGAAATTATTCCATTAATTATGCCAGTATTTTTAGTGAGATTATATCATTCATTCCAAAATCTGCTTCTATTGATACTATTTTAAATGCTATGTGTCACACCTTAAATTACAAAGGATCCGAAGATATAAGTATTGTTTTTATTTCATATCTTTATATCTTCTCTTTTATTTTTGAATGGTATACATACCCCATTGAGGAAATAGCAAAAAAACTTGTTTTTGATACACAAATTCTTATATGTAAAATAAACAACACCATTTTCTCATTATTAGGTAAAGTTAACTTTATTCCATACATTGTTCTTATTGAGAAAATAATAATTATACTGCAACGAAGTCACGGATATTATACTGATGATTTACATAAAATTGAAGATACTGTATACAAAAATTTTAGATATTACTTTTCAAATATTTCAAATAATGAAACATTTGAAGTTTGGGAATTAATTCAGATGATCATATACTCATCTTATCCACTTCCATTTGAGATAGAATGTAAGAATGATATAGTATTGGAAATATACAAAAATCTCGTTTTATGAGTCTATATTTAGTTTGCGAATTAAATATGCTATATTTAATTATAATTGCAATTGCAATTATAATTATAATTAAAAAATTTAAAATAATCATACATCAATCCCATGGTATTTTTTAATAATACGACGAACTTTAGCTATATCTTGTTCATCTAAAAATGGATAATCATTTAACCAAAAGTAGTAGAAACTTATAATAGAATTCAAAGGTAGATTCATTTCAAAAACTTGTTCAAAATCATAGGCTACATCATCATCGTAATCATCATTATCTTCAAATTCAATGCTTAAATTGTTAGGGTTACAATGTGTGCTACCTGCTCTTCTTTGAATAATCTTATCATATTGTTCTGTTAAAACTAAATAGTAAAGTTCTTCTCTTGTTATAAACCCCGAATTAATTGAATTATAAAAAGCTTTGTTTTCATCAGATAAATAAAAAACATATTTGTATTCTGACATTTTTTATATGTTTTGACAAATTTTTTTCATTTATTTAACTTTTTAGTTATTTATGTTTTATTAAACTTTGTTATTATTAAATTGAAATATAAATTATTTTTATGATAAAAATAATATGTGGAGCATACATGGTAAAAAATATGATCTATCGACATTCAAGAATCATCCAGGTGGTGATCAAATTATTGAGATGACAAAAGATATTGGAGATATTACAGCTATATTTGAGAGTTATCATGCATTTTCAGATAAAGAAAAAATAATGAAAATATTAGATAAATACAGTATCTCTGATGGAATCTCTACAATAAGCTTTAAAAGTTATGATGAACTTGTTAATCGTGTAAAGGAAAAGTTTCCTGATAGGAAGTCAATTAAAAGTACTAACATTTTATTTTATAAAGTCTCAGTACTAATTATGTTGTACATAATTACATATTATATTAGTCTGTATAGTTCATATTCTTTAATAATAAAGTGTATTTGTAGTTTTCTTGCGGGTGCCTTCAAATTAAGTGTTAGTTTTAATATTCTACATGATGCATCACACTACGCTATAAGTGTAAATCCAGAAATTAACAATATCCTTTCTAAAATTTCCAATTCACTTATCCTGTGGAATTCTAATATTTGGTTTTATCATCATGTCTATAAACACCACTCTTTTACATTAATGACAGATGTTGATCCTGATACTTTACATTTTTATCCTTTTTTCAGAAAGGATAAAGAAAGTAAATCTAAAGCTAATCTATTACCCACTTCAAAAAATCCATCACTTTGGGCTTGGTTTGTGTTGGGTGTCTTTCCTGGATTTTTCCTTGGTCAAGCTATATCATATGTTTTTGGATATTTTAAAAAAAACCTTTGGAGAATTAGACTTCCAAAAAATATAACTTATTATACATTTTTTGAAATATGCTTAATGTCTTTTTCTCTTTTTAATCTTTATCATGGACTCTTTCTACAAACTTTTATTTATTTGTTAACAGCTAATATATTCTACCACATAAATATTTTTGCAAATCATGATACATTTGAAACAATGGAAAATAAGTACACTGGTGAAGATTGGTTGAAAACCCAGATTTGTAACTCTGGAAATTTTATTAATGATAATCTTATTTGGACACATTTATTTGGAGGTATAAATTATCAAATAGAACATCATTTATTTCCAAATATGGCACATGAACATTTAATCACGGTGGCACCAATTGTTAAACAGTTTTGTTTAGAACGTAATATTCCTTATGTTCATCATACATTAACATCTGCTTATTTATCATTCTTAAAAATGTTAAATGCAAATAAAACATAATTATGAAATTATATATAAAATATATAATTTTTAAATATATAATGATATATTTATTAATGCTGAAAATAGATTATTTAAATTTAGTAATCTTAGAAGAAAAAGTAAATAAATATTATTTTTTATAATAAAAATGAGTTCTTTTGATCAAAATCAAGAATTAAAAACAGCTCTCAATATTAAACTAGCTTCAAAAATCTCAAAAGCCGAATTAGAAAGAAGTGATCTTCTTTTTACAGGTGATATTGCATTTACGTCAAGACCAACAGTAAATACAGTAGACCTTGCAACTGCAGATGATCTTTTAGGTGTCGTTTCATCTCTATCAAGTTATGTCCAATCAAGTCAATTAACAGGTATGCTTTCAGATTTAGCTGTTAGTAAACCTGATTTTGAAAATTATGTTGAAGAAGATGAACAAAAAGACTCTTTAAATCAAAAACAATATTTTAACTTTAGTCGGAACTATTATCCATCATCATCCCCTAGCCAATCATGGAGTTGTCTTACAATTTCATCAAATGGAAAGTATAGATATGCATCGACTAGTGACGGTAAAATTTATTCATCAGATGATAACGGTGAAACTTGGAATTTAAAAAGTATAAATGTCGGAAAAATGATTAACTCAATTTGTACATCTGCTAATGGACAATACGTTGCATTTACTGCATCAGACTATGATAATAGTTCTGGATACCCTGTTTTAGCAGATTATATTTATACTTCAGATAATTTTGGATCTGGATTTACATCAAGAGATAATATTCAATTTTGGAATGGGATCACTATGTCTTCAACTGGTAAATATCTGATGGCTACATGTAAAGAATCAGGTGCAAAATATTCAAATGATTATGGAGAATCATGGTTTTCACCTGAGGTTGCTTTAACAAATGGGTCTTGTGTAACATCTTCAGATTCTGGAAGGATCACATATGTTGCATGTTCTGGAGATGCAGTTTATAAATCTGAAGATTATGGTAGAACTTGGTCACGTAGAGAAGTAGGTAATTACCAATGGAGTAGTATGGCAACATCATCTGATGGTAAATACTTGATAATAGCGGCAAAGAACGATAAAAAAGTTATTCAATCTTCAAACTATGGAGTTGATTTTACAGAGTCACCTTCAGAACTTGATTATGGACTTTCAGATAGAGAAAATCTTACAGGTTTATGTATGTCAGGTAGTGGCCAATATCAATTAGCTTCAATATTTAATGGTCCGGTGTGTTATTCTAGTAATTATGGTAAATCATGGTCATATATAGGTCCATCATCTGGACTTGTATCGATTGCTATATCTAGGGATGGAAGATATTATTCAACCTGTAGACCAGACAATCGAATAATAAATTCTCATTCAGACATTATCAATATCATGTATACTGTCACAAATGAGAGTCTAGATCCACCTACACCTGTTATAGGGACATTTTATTTTGATAGCAATGATAACAAATTAAGAATATATAATGGATCATATTGGGTAGCATTTGCACCTGAACTTGCTTAAATTTAACTTATTAATATTTGTATAATTATACAAATATTAATCATTTTTTAAAAAATAACTAGACTTCAAAAGAAGATTCTTTATCTGTTACAATTGATGATATATGCCTATTTGTTATGATATTAGTCAAGAAATCTACTACAACGCAAAATGCAAAATACACCATAAAACTAATAATCGGGAGCATAGCAAAACCAAAACATACACCACCTATTATGTTACTATCATATTTAATACTTTGATCATAACATAAAGCATGATTATTGTATTTTTCCCATATTATTCTTTTTGTTCCTAAAATTTTAGAATTAGCAACTGAATTTGCATCTTCTAAGATGGTATAATCTTTAGGTCTTGTTATTAGACAAGTAGTTGTTAAATTGCCTTTATAAAAGGTTTCACCAACATAATATGTTCTAGTACAACTAGTTCTTTTTGTACACCTTCTTTTTGTTATTACATTGGCACTTTTAAGAGTGCCAATATATTGACCATTATTTGCATTTGCATCTGTTAAATAAACTATACCGACTACAAATAAACCTATCCAAAATATAAATAGAGACCATTTAACTTCATCTCGATCTGTCATTTTATGTATGAATTTATCATTGCTTTTTCATTTTTTTAATTAAAACTATTGTATGTATATTTTATTTATAAAGACTTTATATTCTCTCATTTTAATTTCGTTTATTTGTTTTTTTAATTTACTTCTTTATTAAATAATTACTAAGTAAAGAAATATAATTATTTTACAACTAGATATAAATTATTTTTTATATCATTATTTTAATATTATTGGTGTTACTTTTATCTTTGATTATCAAAAAATATCTAATTACTTTCTACATTTTCTATTACCAGTAGATGAAACAAATTTTTTATTGTTTAATTCATCTTCTGAGTATTTACTTGGAAAGACTTCTAGAATAGATCTGATCATCTCATGTTTAGAAGTATTTTTAGGAAATACTATAAATGAACTTCTGTTAGACATCATAGATTCTAAAAATGGATAAATACAATTTAAAGTTCCTAAATGTACATTTCCAACAACTTTAGATGAAACATCACCCAAGACCTGAACTTCGTCCTTTTCAACAGAAATTTCATCCATAAAAACAAAATAATCCATAGCACTAGGATCCCAACTACTAGGCTGTTTATTTAAAATTTTACCATCTGGTATATAATATACATCAAAACCATTACTCTCTTTACATGCTTCCCATCCAATCTCTAAAAATAGTGTGTCAATTACTCCGTACTTACGACTCATATTTATAAAAGAAATATGAGGAAATTTTTTCAATTATGTGCTTTATTTTACAGATCTTTAAAATTTTGAGAATTAAATATATAATCAATCGTAATATTTAATTCTCAAAAAAATCAATATTACGATTATATACTTCATTAAAACAAAACTCAGAAAGCAATACTAATGAATATGATTGTATTTTAGTTAATGATATTATTTTTTCTGGATTTTCCAAGATAGCATCGAAATTGGGAAAATTCTTCATTTCTGGAAGTTCTTTTATCTCATTTGGTATTTTTACCATGAATTCATGAACTTTTGAAAGAAAATAAAATAAAATCTCGGTCTCATACTCTACAGTCTGACTGTTATCAAAACTTTTTATTTTAAAAATATTCCGATACATACATATCTCACCATCTTTTAATTGCCTATTCATTACTTTCTTCATTCTATTTATTTCTTCTTTATCAAAAATATCATTTCTAGTACCAAAGTTAGTGTTCAAGTAATAATCAATATCAATAATTTCATTGCGTTTTACAGTTGAAATACAACATAAAATCTTTTTACATTTTCTCCTTAATAAAGATGATATTGAAGTAGCATCTAGAAATCCACCATCATAAATATTTATTTCATTTTTATTACAATTTGTAAGGTTTAGATTATATGAATAATTAAATGGTAATCCTTTTAAAACAGCTGATGATGATGCAATGGCATTTGTAAGCGATATTTCTTTTTTATTTTGTGTTAGCTTTATTGGAGATTTTTTTATAATTATTTGACTATTATCTTCCAAATCATTAAATTTTGTATTACTTCTATCTTTTAAAAAAAGAATATTACATATTTGCTCTTCATTTTTATTTTCAATTTCTTTATTTATAGTTAAATCTTTATTTTTAAGTAAATCTTTAGTCTCACATAAATGTAAACATTTACTAGTTAATATTGTATAATCTTCAAGATATTCAATTGGAAGAATATCTTGATCTTCTTGATGACAACTATTAATAATACAAACAGGCCAATTAATTCTTCTTGAAAATATATTATCAAAATCATCATTAATCTTGTGCATTGAAAGTAAATATTTGTTAATAATTAAATTGGAAAAATCAGATAATCTTGTGTAAAGTAATCTATAAATCTCATTATCTATGTTATAATAAACAACAGAATTAATAGTTGGATTATCACTTAAATTTTGAAATGTTTCATCTATTTCAAATAATAATATATCTTCAAGTATTTCTTTAGAATATGTAAGAATTGAAGAAATCCAAGAAGAACCAGATACACATGATAAATATTCTATTTTTTCATAAAAATTCGAATTTCTCCTTAAAAATGATCTAAAAATTCCAACACAAAAACAAAATGATCTAGCACCACCACCTGATAATGCAATAGAATATTTGGTATTTTTATTTAAATTATCAATTAATGGTAAATTATTAAAAATAGATTTATTACAAATAAGGGTTTTAAACTGATTATCATTCCTATCCATTTTATTGTTAAGCTTTATATTATTTTTATAAATATTGGATAAATAATTTAGTAGACTTACTATAATTTATTTATTTTGTAATTTTTTGAGATGAATTTTTTGAAATTTTTAGGGATTTTTTTGACATTTTTGACCTCCGCGTATGTTTTCAAGGCGTCCTGAGTACAGTGAGATCGAATACTTTGGGAGTCAAAAATAGGGTCTCCCCATAGCTATAGGCGATGTTTTTTCGGAGAAAATTTTTTGAGTGAATTTAGTCAAAAATAACAAAATTTTTGGTTAGAATGTCTTTTTATCATTGTTATTATTGTTATTATACGATAAAAAATAAACTGAAAAATATCTAATTTTTTCATAACAAATGGAATTTAATAAACAAGTGAACTGGATTAACTGCGGTGAATATATTTATCTCCAAGGTAGTTTAGATGTTAAATCAAAAGTGATTGGTTTTGATCTTGATGGTACACTAATATCATATAAAGATGGTTTAGATCCAGCTAGATATCCATCTGATCCTAACAACTGGCAATTCTTAGGTGAAATAAAACAAAAAATTTTAGAGCTAAATCGTGAATATACAATATTCATAATTACAAATCAGTTTAATTTTACAGTTGAAAAATTAAAAATGATAGAGAATGTATATAGATGTTTGGATTCTATTCCGCATATTTTGATAGCACATTTAAAAAATAGTTATCGAAAACCAAGTCCTTCTTTTATAAGTGTTATCAGCAATATTATAAAATCCAATGGAAAAGAGTTTGATCATATTAATTCTTATTACTGTGGTGATGCTGTTGGTTCTGATGATCCATTTCCTCCATATAGATGGAAATCAACTGATTATGATTTTTCAATAGCTATTGGATTTAACTTTATAAGACCTTTAGATTTATTTCCAGCATTCTCATTTAATCCAAGACAAGAAATTACAGATCCATCAACAAATATTAAATCATTTGTCAATAAATATCAATTAATTATAATGATGGGTATGCCTGGATCTGGAAAAAGCACATATGCAAAAGCATTAGAATATTATTGTGGATACTGTAGATTTTCACAAGATGAATACGGCGGTGATCTCGAAAAACATCAACAAACAATTATTCAAACACTTATGTCTGGAAAATATGTAGTCTTAGATGCTACATTCTCTTCATTTCAAAAGAGAATAATATGGTTAAGAATTGGAAAAGAATTAGGATTAGCAATGGCTATTGTTTGGGCAATACGTGATGGAAGACCTTTTAATAAATTAAGAGATAAACCAGTTTCAGGTTTTGCTTATCACGGTAAGTATGGATACAATAAAAATTTTAATGATCCGGAAGAAAGACCTCTAAGTATTGAATATGATATTATCAAAATGTGGTAAAAAAGTACTGTTGCAATTATTTTTAACTATAAAAATAAATGTTTAGATTAAATATATCTCAAATATAAGATATAAATATTTTTGCTCAGAATTTTAAAAAGTATAGCTTTAAAAAAATTATCAAATGTTAGATCTACAAACAATCTTTTAAACAAAACCATTTAAACTAGAAATGATGTTACAAATGGAAATCGCATTTTCATTTTTTCTAAAATTTTCAGGTATTTTCTCATCCACAATAAAAGATTTTAAGTGTTCTATTGTAATTTTATTATGACTGGAAAAAAGATTCATCAATGCATAAAGCTCAAAAAATGAAATAACTTTTTGCTTAAAATCATAAACAAGATCTTTATTTTCAGTCTTACATTTTTCAAGTCTATTTTTCTTGTGTTGAACTAGATCATTCCATGTTATATGAACTCCATCAGAAGATAAGATAATTAATTCTTCTACAGATTCATTTGAAACTAAACTGTGATTAGGATTAATATTAAAGTCATGATGGAATAATGAAACATCATGTTCTACAAGATTATGTTTTGATATTTGATTTAATGAAAAATTAGATTTTTCATCAACAGAACAATTTTTCTTAGTTTTGCTAATCAATTTTTTACTATAGTATGGATGAAGCCCAAAAACTACATGAATAGCATCTACTAATTTACTATCTTCAATATCTTTACCATCTCTGTTTATATATCCATGATTAGCCAATGTATTTATAGCAGGGCATGGACATCTCTCATAAATACCATCGCTGGTATCTGGTTTAAAATAATCGTGAGAATCGTTTAAAGGGTTTACTTGCATGTTTTAAATAATTTTTTAATGTTATTTTTTCAAAATTAGAATCTAATTCCAAATTATATATTCAAAAATTTAATTTAAAGAACAAAAGAAATTAAAATTGACAAAATAACAAATTTATTTTGAATAAATGTCCGTTTCCTTAGAAGGAGTTGTTGCTGACGTAAAGAGCGCATTGGATGAAAAAATGATTAGATTTACAGTCCAAATGAATGATGGTAAATATATTTGTTGTGACTATTATTTTGAAAATATTCTTCCATTAAAAGCTCAAGATTTTGTACAATGTTTTGGTGATTTTACTCAAAAGATAATAGGAGGTACTTATCACAATATTTTTGAATGTTCATCTTTGACTGCAAGATATGAGTTTGATTTACTTAACTTTTTAATTTCTTATATGCCTTATATGAGAAAAGATGATAAACATGATATGAATGCGGTAAATGGTTTTTATCGTGGAGCTACAAATAAGATAATGGAATATTGTAACATGGTAACTGGAGGATTCTCATCTGATAATATATTTAATCTTTTTTCTAGTTTATATCGTTGCATAGAAGTTGGTAATGATTCTGAACTTATTAAATTTGCAGAATACTGTTTTGGTAGTAATAACTTAAAAAAGATAAAGTCTTTTTTAAAATATTGGAATAATGATGTTCTAATAAGACCACTCCAATTACTTGGTATTTCAGATAGTGAAATTCAAGCAATTCATATTCCATTACATGAGGCATATAATATCGTTAAAAAGAATCCTTATCGCCTTCCACAAATATCAATGTCGACCGCTTTTAAAATTATAAATTCACATCTAAGACTTGAAAAAGCGCCAGTTGACTACGTAGTTGATCATTCAGAATTAAAATATAAATCAACTGTTGCGATCTATTGTGGAGAGATTTGTAGATTAGTTTACGAAAATGTTCATAAGAGAAAATGGACTTCAACTCCTATTATACGAATATGTGATAAATTTCCAGACTATGATCAACTTAAAGATATAATCATAAAATACTATTTCTGTAAAGAAGAATATGAACATTTATATTTTGATCCTATTTTAGGAATGGAGAAGAATGTTGCAAATAAGACATTATTTTTAATGAAGAAACCAGATAGTTCAATTATAGACATTGCAAACCCTGGTATTATCCCAACAGAAAATCAGGATAGAGCAATTAAAGGTGGTCTTAAAAATGGAATTTCTCTTATTTATGGAGGTCCAGGCACTGGGAAAACAACTATAGCATCTGAGATTATAAGAAATGCTTCTTTAATGGGTAAGAAGATTTTATGTTTGGCTCAAACTGGAGTTGCTACTTCAAGACTTCGAACTACAACGATGGAGTCTGGTGTCTATGATATGTGTACTATTATGACAATATGTATGGGTATTACAATGTGTTCAAAAATATTAGATATGAAATTTGATTATATTCTAATTGATGAAATATCAATGGTACATACACCATTAATAAGTAAGCTTTTTTCTGCTTTAAGATCACTTGACTTTCAGTTGATTTTAATGGGTGATTTAGATCAGTTAGAACCTATAGAATATGGAAATTTCATGGACCAGTTATTGAAAACACCAATTTCAAAATATGAACTAACCGATAACTTTCGATCTGAGAAAACAATCATTCAGATATGTAAAAGTATTATTGATAAAGATCGCATTAAAAAAAGAGAAGATGTAAATTGGTATAGGTCCGATACTGACTATAGATTTCATATTGGTGGATTAATGTATCTTGAACAATTAATTTCACATTATGCCAATGAATTTAAATGGAATGCGGATCTTACAAGAGAACAAAACTTTCAAGCTTTTTCTGATTATAGAGATAAGTTTACAATTATTTGTCCATATAAGAAAACAGTTGAAGAAATAAACCCAATTTTTCAAAAATACTTTATGAGTTATGTGACTGAATACTCAGATGTTGGTTCAAATAGATTTTATCTTGGTGATAGAGTTATGAAACTTGTTAATGACTATGGAATAAATGTTATGAATGGGGAACTTGGTAAAGTTATTAAAGTAGCCCCAGGTTACGTGGTTTGTTCTTTCAGAGAAAAAAACGAAACAACTACTCCATATATTGACAAAAATACATTTTTAAAGATGAAAGACTTTGTAAAAAAGAACAACATAAAGTTTATACCATTTAGAATTTCTGAAGATGGTACTCGTGTAGATAAAACAAAAGATGAAATTCAAACAGAAATCAAATCATTAAAATCACAATATGGAATGTACTTACAAAGTGGAAATAAAGAACCAGAAAAAATAAATCAAATCTACAGTGAAAATAACTATCAAACTGTTGAAGAAAGAAGAAAAGCTGAATATTCAAACGCTGTTCGTATTTATTTTACTTTATTAGAAGAATATCCAGGATCGATGTATAATATTCAAGAAGAAGCAGAATTTATATCTATTAATAACATAACATTAGCTTATGCTTTAACGACACACAAAGCTGAGGGTTCTCAATATGATTATATTATCTTCTTTCTAAATGGAAAAATAAATCCATTTGTAACAATTAATAATGTATATACTGGTTTAAGTAGACCGAAAAAACATCTTGATATAGTAACCGAGACAATAGAACTTTTAAATGCAGCATGCCTAAATAAACGAAGACTTGCATATGATAAATTATACCATAGAATCAATGATAAATTACCACCTGAAATTGTAAATCTAATAGATGAGTTAGAGTTGGAAGATGAAGTTAATATCGGATCATATGATGATATTGATGAATATGAATATGATTTTTGAATCATTTCTTTATTACAAATATCAAAAAAATAATGTGAAAATTATCTTTAAAAATAATAATAAAAATGCTAACCAAAATTATAAACAATAATAACACTTATCAATATAATTATAATAAACAAGGAAGTAAATATTTTTGGCCTCATAAATTTAAAATAGAGAATAAATTTACAGCTTTGAATAATAATCTTTCAACTATATCAGATATTAAAATAGAACATATAATAAATAATTCTTTAAACCAAGAGAACTCTTTAGAGATTGAAAACAATTGTATTATGTTTTACAAAATAGTATTCCAACCTTTAACTGAGGATAATTTAAACTCACAAAATGAAAGATTAAAAGAAGAAAATATTGAAATAGAGAACTCATCATTAAAAGAAGAAAATATTGAAATAGAAGAATACGGAAGTGATGATAATAAAAATGAAGATAATCTTGATGATAGTTTTTCTATTATTTCAAACTATGGAAGTGATGATAATAAAAATGAAGATAATCTTGATGATAGTTTTTCTATCATTTCAAATGAATCATTTGTAAAATCTGATGGTAGTAATGTAATGGTTACTGATAAAGATGTCAGTTTAAAAAAGAAAAGCTTTGTTGGCTTCTTTTTTTGAAGTTATAATATACATAATTATGTATATTTTATCTATTTTTAACATAATAATTCATATCTCTTATTATACTATATATTTAAATATTTTTAAATGTAAAAATATATAAGGTATGTAAAAATGTAAAAATCGAAGTTTCACAACTTTTGTGAAATTACTTATTTGTGAAACTTCGATTTTTACATTTTGAGGAAATAATAAGAAAACAATTGTTTTCTTATTATTAATAAAATTATGTATTAGCATACCTTTCACAACATCTGTATCTTCCTAGTTCAAATGTGTTAAGAGAGTAAGTACCAACATTACCACTTTCAAGAGGCATTGGAACTACGGACAGATTTGTTATTTGAACAGTCGTATCTAATTCTGTAATGTAATCATCTGCAGCTTTTTGAGAGATTCCGTTATAATTTGAAAAAGATATAAGAAGTTTTGAATCTGGTTCAGCTTCGAATGTATTAATATACATTATAATATAAGCTACACTTCCTTCTTCATGGTCTGATTTAAATTGAATTCTACTTGCAAGATCTTCAACTTTCTTTCCTGGATATGTAAGAGAAAGCTTTGCCATAATACGATCATGAAGATCAATATCTATTAAACGAAGCATTGTAATAAATGTAGCTTTTATATTTTTAACAAATGTAATATCAACACCATTGTCATCAAAAACTTTTGCAACTTTATTCCAAAATTCTGACTCAGCAGATTCTCTGCTTACAAATTGTGGAATAAAAGAATGTTCAACATCAAGGAAAGATGTAATATCTTTACCGTTTTGTTCTTTTATCTGTTTCAGGAAATTTACAATTTTGTCACTCGTTCTAAAGAAAAACTTATTTCTAGCATTTTCTGTAGCCTTGTCAACCTCAATAAATCCCATTTTAAGATCCACTCCATTAAGAGGATATTCCATAGATTGAAGAATCTGTGTAATACGATGCTTAGGTTTACCAAAAATCATTTTCTTTTCAAAAGGAAATTGTTCACCTATCATTATAAATAAGTTATATGTCATCTCCTCAGCAAAAAACATTCCTTTTTTTGAAGATCCTGTAACATTACTAACTGCTGAAAGAGAAACTTGATATAAAGCACCTACAAAAGACTCTAAAAGATCAGTCTTTCTTTTCTTATCATTAGCTCCAGAAACTGAGACAATAGGATCAATTAAAATATAATCTTTTAAACGAAGATCATCGGAAATATACCATTGATTATCTTTGCTCATATATTGATTATGATATTCAGATAATTCAGTTTGTGTTAAACGTGGATATTTAGCAATCATGTATGAATCAAATTTTGCACCTGAAATAGAATCACCAAAAAACTCAAGTCCCTCATAATTATATATATAACCATAAGTAGGATGTAAAAATACTTTAACCCATACTATCATATTTTCATCGTTCAACATATCTTCAGTATATGTATTTCTACCTGCAATTGAAGTAATAAGATATCTAAGATGAATTTTAAGAGCATCAATCCATTGTTTCGATATTTCTACATTTCCAATATTAATTCTAGTTGAACCAAGTTTATTTGTAAATGGAATTCCTTGACACATTTGACCCCATTCTGATAGTTTTAATATAACAATTTGACTATTTGGTTCTACTAAACCATTAGTATGCCAATATCCATTTGCTGGAGGAATACCTACTAATCTAAACATCATTACCGACCTACAATATTTTCGATACGTTGGTTCCCGATCAACCTTTTCATAATAATCTACACTAGATATAGTTAATCTATTTGTACCATTAAAATCTCCAAAAAAAAGGCAATATGATGGATTGCTTCCAAAATCAATAGTTGAAATAATTCTATTTGGGTTTTTAACCTCGATATCTGAAACTCCACCTTTTTTACCATTACGAATATTATCAAGGAATTTATTTGATAGAACAATTCTACCACAATTTTTTATCGTGACTAAGATTTGAACTAAAGACTCTATTAAATTTTGATCGAATGATATTAGAATTACGTCTAATTGTTCTTCAAAACTAGTAACCCAATCTACTATTTCTTTATTTAAAGACTCCATCTTTTTAAGATAAATTTAAGATTTTTTTCAATATTTTCATTCGATAAATTTAGAGAGAAATTTTATAATTTAAGTATAGCAATATAAAATAAAATATGTATAAAGTTGACATTATAAATGGAAATGATGATAATGATTGTTCATACAATTCTGTATTTCAAACACTTAGTAAAGCAATTGAAATTTCAAAATCTGGAGATACTATATTTTTATATCCGGGGACTTATGACTTTATTGATGTTTCTTCAAAAACTAAACATTTTGAGTTAAAAATAAAGGGATCTGGGTCTAATACGGTATGTTCAAGATTTTTATTTAGTGGTTTTTTTGATTTAACTTTTGAAGATATTTTAATAGAAAATTTTGAAGTGATATCAACATCAAGTAATTTTTACTTTAAAAATGTTAAATTTGCAGGACTTAATACACTACTTTCTAAAAAATATCACCAAATTTTAAATGATGAACCAAGAACGTGTTTTGTTTTTGATGAATGTAAATTTGAGAGAAATTTTCAGATTCAGTTACAAGATGGAAATCATATAGTTTCTATTAAAACATGTGATGTAAGGGGAAAAATCCCCCTTATTTTGTGTAAAAAGACATCTGCAACTATTAAACTTACAAATATAAATTTTGATGATCCTATACTTTTTAATAATAATTCTTTTGTTGATATTCAGCATACTGGATGTAATTTTATATGTCCAATATATACTGGTAAAGATACATTAATTTATACAAAAGATAACTATATTTCACCTTCAATAGATGGTGGTAGATTATATGATAGCCCCTATATTTTCAAACAAAATACAAATAAAGAAACAAATGATATAAATGAAAATTCCAAAGGTATTGAAAATAGTACGCTTAAAAATAAAAGTACAGTTTTAAAAAAATATCTATATGAAGATGAAGAAGTAGAGCTTTATGGAGGTATACAGTTTAATTCCTTTGAATTTAAAACATTAAAAGTACATAGGGTAACAAGATTTATTAGAATAACTGGTAGTATACCAGTTGAATTATTCTTACCTAAAAATCCTATTAACGGACATACTTTAACAGTATATACAGATTCTGTAATAATAATAGATGGAATTGAGTACCACAATAAGTTAATAAATATTAGTTACACAATAAATGGTGGATATTTTTTCTATCCTGATAATTTATTTCTTAAAAATACGGAGAATAGAAATAAATTTTCTATAAGCACTGACGAAGAGAATGTTTAAGCTTAATTGGATATAGATGTATAAAATAATTAAAATTTCACCTTTTTTAAAGAAATATAGTAAGAAGGTGAAATTTTTTGAACAAAAAATTTCAAAAAGGGTTCAAAATTTTATTTTTAGGCCTTCACGTATGTTTTCAAGGCGTCCTGAGTACAGTGAGACCTACTACTTCGGGGGTCAAAAATAGGGTCTCCCCATAGCTATAGGCGATGTTTTTTCGAGAAAATAAATTTAGATATGAACACTTAATTTATCACAAATAAATAATGACATTAAATAAAATTATAATTTTATTTTAATTTATAACCTAAATAAATGGGTGCATCATTCAACAAGTCAGAAGATTACACTAAAGATAATATTACCAAACCAATAAAAAATGCACCAATATTAAATAAAAATAAGATTGATATTTATGATATTTCAAAAGTTTTATGGAATATTGACTCAAAAAATCCACCTGATAAAATTTTACATCCATTTATTAGCTTATTAAATAATTATACCGCAAATAGAAAATATAATGAAGAGAGTTATACAGATAATGAAAAATTAGAAATAACTAGTTTTATTCTATCATGTAATGATTTTCTACGAATAATATACGAAAAAGTTAATTATGATAAATCTTATGACGAATTTCTAAAGAATGTAGAAAATAAATGGTTTGAATTAAAAAAATATAATTGTTTGTTTGAACATATTTTTGTTGGTGAAATTGATAACAGAAAAGTACAAGGTTATCATAATTGGATTAAATTAAAGATTGATATAGAATCTGGCATTGTGCGAAAAGTTCAAAAATTACCTTCAAAAAATAAATATCTTGAATGTTTCTCATTTGATTTTATGGATAAACATAAAAAAATAAGCTCAGTTCTAACATCTATTTCACCTCAATATGAGTTTTCTGTAATGACTTTAGTATTATTGTTCGGTGATAAGAAAAATAATATTTACACTGATGATGGTGATATTATTTTAAATAATTTTAAAGTAACTCTTTACTATACGGATCCGGAATAATATAATCTATCAAAATGTGACTTCAAAATTAATTAAAAACTTAAAAATAAAATATTTTATTTTTAAAAAAATGTCTACCTCTAGAGATTCTATTTCAACATTAAGATCCATGTTTACACCATTGGGTAAAAAATTTTCACCTGATGAAGAAGATGTCATTAAGAAGATTAATTATATATTATCAGTAAATCTTTCAGCAATGCAAAACGATGTCGCAGTCGCAAAAACAAGGTCTTTACAATCTGCAACGAAACGAAGTGTTTTTACTGATGATGCAAATTTTAATGGTCATAAAACATTTGAAGGTGATGTAACATGTAATGCAACTGTACTTTTAAGTGATGGTTCTGATGCTGCTTCAACATTTTATGTTAGAAGTGTAGTTGATACAATTGACAATGACCTTACGGATTTAGAAAAATCCGTTAATGGATATAAGAATGATTATACAAATAGTGAGGGTTATGATGTAATTACGAATAAACTTTATGTATCATTTTTAAATTTAAAAGCCGCATATTTTGTAGATTCTAATCAAAATTATAGAATTTCATTCATTGATTATCCAGGTGAAAATCAAATTGCTTCTTTTAAAATTTTTAATAAAACAGGATATTATGCTGTAGACTATGATATCAATGGTTTATCTGGTGGATATTCACTTAATCTAATTAGCAATAAAACAAGTGTAACCGCGGATGAACCTAATATCCAATCAATTACAGCAATTGGAGCTTCTCCATCTTCATTTGAATCAAGTGTTCCTACTATTTGGGCTCATCAATCATATACAACTGTTGCTCCAATTATTTTAACTTAAACATATGTATGCTTTATTTCTATTGAAATAAAATATACACTTTTAAAAATACAAATATAAAATCTAACTAGATTTTATTGTACATTAATTTGCTATTCAAAATTATAAAATTTTTGGAATTTTGAACACATACTTTGTAATTCGGCTGGATTTTTGCATATTACCATAGGATGTGGAAAATTAATTTCTTCATTATAGTAAACAGCAATATTGTTTTTAAAATCGTATTTAAATTTATCTTTTAATGATAATGCAATTGATACATCATCCATAACACTACAATCGGCATTATTTATAAAATATATCACAGCTTTCCTACTAAGATATATAAACTTACCGGAAATAAAATTAAATGAGCCATGATTCTCTATAAATTCTTTTGTAACACCGTATTCTTTATTTTCAATTAAGATTTCAGATATATAATACCCAAAATAATCATCATTAAATGTAATTCCAGGTACAAACGAATAAAAATCTATAAAAGTAGTTGCGTTTATTCTTATAAAGTCAGTAAAACCTAAATCTAAAAACAGTCTAAAAACTTGTATTGTCTTTAATATTATTCCTGGAATAATATTTTCCACACCTCTTAAATAAATATAATGACCATTTATTTTAAAATTTTGACCTTCTTCTAACTCCTCATTGTTATACATATAAAAGAAAAATGGAATATTAAATCTTTTAAGATATTCTTCCATTATTTTATTATATTCTTCATATCCAGCAGAAGTAAGGATAAGAATTACTGTTTTTCTCATAGAAATTCTAAGATAATGCACATACTCTTCATAATATTCTTTTTTTACATCTTCACCGTCAATATTATTATCATTTAAGATTTTAAATGTAGTATCAAACTCATCTTCTTTTTTAAACATTAAACAAGATCTTAAATGTCTAATATAACGATAATACTTATATATAGACAAATCAATATATTCATTGTTTTTGTTGTCTATTTTGAAATTACATGCATTTTTTGTTATTTTGTATACTAATCTTTCATCTTTTATTAAAGTAGATATTAAAATATATGGTTCAAGTCTTTTTGGATTTAAAATTGTTGCCTTCTTTAAGAATTCTATCTTTTCAGTATTATCTGTTTCTAAAATTCCTAACCTATATGAACTTATAAATGATCCTTTCAAATTTCTTTTAACAACTTCACGGTAATATTTAATTGCATTTTCAATGTCTCCAATATAATGGTAACTTTGTGCAAGATAGTAATATTCATCATTTAAGTTAGAGAATTCATTCTCATTTATAATTTTCAAATAGTGTGGAATGTCAAAATCAACTACTCTTTTTTTTGTTTTCTCGTTTCCATATTCTGTTGATTTCCAATTAAATTTAAACTCTGGTACTAAAATAAAAGATGTTTCAGAAGGTTGTTCATGTATCACGCCCTTAAATTTTACTACCTTATTAGAATTAAATAATCTTGAATATCTATTACATGTTTCAGATATTTTCCTGTTAATTATTAATCCGTTACAATTGTAACTTTCATATATTGTCCTAACTACATCAACAAGAAATACAGAAGATTTAGACTTTATATTTTCATTACAAAATGCAATTAAAGAATCTATATTTTCTGGAATCCACTCAGCATCTGGCATTAAAATAAAATTAGCATTTGGATATATAAGTCTTGTTAATTCCATTGCTTTATTTCTTGATTCTGAATATGTTGTAAACTTACCAACGATAACCGTTATTATATTTGAATATTCTAACAATTGTTTTATAGTATTATCATTCGAACCTGTATCATAAACTAGAATACTTGTAATTCCATATTCTACCCAAGGTTTTATAGTTTCAATTATATTATCTTCTTCATTTTTAATGATCAAAGCTATAGCTATTTCCATTTAGTATAAAGTAATTAAATTAGTTTTCACTTTTTAAGAAAATTTCAAAATAATGAGTAAATTATTTAATGCAATAATTTTAAATATATAAGTAATAAAATGTTGAAACATTTTACAATGGCATTTTTATTTGGATTTATGTCACTATTAGTTCATAGTAATAGTGATGTAGGAAACGTAGATTTTCAAACGTTTAGCATCATTTTGTCTTGGATTTTTATTCTTTTATTTATTACAACTACAAAATGGTTTGATAAAATCACAAATATTTACTTCATTTTTACAATCCTTTTTGCAGTTGCGGCAAGATTAGCAAAATATAATTCAGATTTAAACTCTAAAGAAATAACATTAACTTCAATCTTATTTATAGCTGGACTTGCTATTCAATGTTTTAGTAAAAATAAAGTTTCGAGTGGAATGCTTGTTTTTGGTGTTTTAGTTTTAGATTGGGTTAATATGAATCTTTTATATGAAGAATCAGTTGATCTTTCTGGTCTAATCCCACAAGAATTTTATCCTTTAAAATAAATTAGACACAATCAGAAGAATTAGCCATTTTAAAAACTTTAACATATTATGAATAATAAAAATAAGTTTGAAAAAAATATAATTTTTATTCTAAAAAATTTTTTAGATGGGAACGAGAGAACCTCAAATTATAAGACAAAACAAAATAGCTAAAACAAAATTATTCAAAGTAGAAGTTGAATATGAATATGATGATGAAGAGAATAATAGTGAATATCCTGATAGAGAAACATATATAGTAAAATATTTACCACTTATAGATAATGGGTCAAGAATTATGAATATTAATCCTGTTTTATGTGAAGCATTTATAAACAAAAATTTTAAAAATCCATATTTAGCAACTGCAGAACACGTCTGTGTAAAATCTGGTGTAATAGTTTTATTTTTTAAAGAAGCCAGTGGTGACTTCTACACAACTAGAAGGAGAAATTTTTCAATAGTTAAAAATTGGATAATATGTTTTTTGAAAGGATTGGCACACTTACATCTTAATAGAATTATACATGGAGATCCTAAAGCTAAAAATATTATTATATATGACGATGAAGCAAAACTATCTGACTTTGGTATGTCTTCATTAATACTAGGTTGTGGTGAACAAGAGTATCACAAAAAAATGTACACACCGACTCATAGAGCTCCAGAAGTTTGGACAACAAATTATTGGGATTTATCAGCTGATATTTGGGCTGCTGGTTGTACAATTTATGAGATGTTGTATGGAAAATCATTATTTGGAGTAAAAAATACAGAATCTGAATATTTATTACAGTTAGAAACATGGTTAGATGGAAATCAAAATGGAACTATAGAATTTACAAATGAATGGAATAATCCTAATTTCTATGATATAAATATGATAATATTAAAAATGTTAAACGGAGTACCAAAGAATAGACCCACTATATTTGATATTTTAAAGGAGCCTTTTTTTAATGAACCAGAATTAGTATTATCTTCTTCACCAACATCAAACTGTAGTTATGGATCACTTAACGTTTGTCCTATTATACCGCATAGAATTTATGATAAATCAAACATTAAAAATAAAACTGTTTTAACAAAGATTTCAAGAAATCTCGCATTGCAAGAGCCAGATAAAGAAATAAGAATGTTAGTTTTATGTATGTATGAAGCATATTCAGAGGATAATTATGACCCAATCTTATTAAGAACATTACTAATAATTGTTCATGTTCTTACTCATAGAGAAAAACCTTTAATGTTTACAATAACATTATTGGATAAAGAAAATATATTGGAGTACTCAAAAAATGTTAATTTTTGCTACATTAATTGGAGTAAATTTTATGGAGTTTTTGATAAATTCCTTTTACATCTACCAAGAGGATATATTAAATAATTATTAGAACAGATATTCTAATTTTAAATTATCAAGTTAATATATTTATAGATCTATTATCTCAATTGAGATAATATATTTACATATTATAACACTAATTACATTTTTTACAAATCTATTTACATTTTATTAGTTCATTCACATATTACAATATTTAAACATCATTTAAAACCATTAGGGAATTCTCAAAAACTTTTTTATATACCATTATATCTTTATCGATACTATCCATATTAGTTTCAACAAAAGAATAATTGATAGGATTGGATGGATTGTAATAATACATAAAAATTTGATCTTCATATGATCGGTATAGACCCCAATTTGTACAACCTACTCCTGCTGCTGTAAATGATACATTTGTTTTTAACATGTTACAGAAATCATTTTTGTCTTCGATATCAATATATGCACTTCTAAATTGTCTTACTACAGCACAATTTCCACTTCCATCAAGGAATTTAATTTTTGATTTAGGATTGTAAAAATTAACATCAAATATATCTAAAGGTAAATTTCTTGTAAGTGATAATATCCATTTTTTATATGAGCAATCTTCATTCTCATTTAATTCTTCCATTGTTGGAAACATGGAATGTAAATATTCAGTAAAAAAAGATTCTACTGAAGATTCTAGCGACGAATTTTCATCTGACGATGAAGAGACTTTGGCTGATATATTTTCATTATCATTCTTTTTTTCCATTTTATATGGAAAAAACTCCACTTTTTTTCATTTTTTGTTCTTTCTTTTTCAACTGCTCATTCCAACTAATTATTTAACTAAATAATTAAATGTTAAAGAAACTATTCTTATACCCATTTGAAATTATAAGAAGTATTAAAGAGCATCTAAAGCTTCACTCTCTATGGTAAAGTCTTGTTCAACATACTCTTTTCCATCATTAGTAAGATTAATTTGTTCTGCAGGAACTTTAATTTTTTCATTGTTATTTTTACCAAAACTATTTTCCTCTTTTGCTGCCTCATCTTTAAATGATTTAATCATTTTAGCTTGTGTTGAATGAGGTCTACTATCACATATATCATCCATAATATCAATTTTCTTCATAAGAACATTTCTTACTTTTTCAGCAGGAGCAACTACATCAATAACAACAATAAATCTTTTTGAAGGATCTTTTTGTATACGAATACCACTTCTAAATCCTTTCTTTTCAGGTCTTACATAAGAAAATTTATTATCGACGCATATTCTCATAGAAACTGCACTCTGCATTTCAAGGTGTAACACTTCATTTCGTCTAACTGGAACATTAATTTTTTCCATTATCTGCTGATTTGGAGCGAGTCCAGAAAGTGCTTTCATTTTTGAGATATCAACAACTTCAAGACCAATAAATTCAGGTGTTCCACCAATAAAAATAAATCTATCACTAACTATAAATTGTGATTGATCAATCTTAACTTCTCTATTTTGTTCTTCCTTCAAACTTGAAGATTTTCTTTTAGATTCTTCCGTAGTTTCACCTTCTTTTTTTAAACCTTGTAATAAACGCCTATTTGGTTTGATAACATGAATTAAATATGCTCTTTGTTCTTCAACTGGAATCTGTTTTTTAACAGTTACATAATCTATAATATGTCTTAAGTTCATTGGGATTGGAGGTTGCTGTTCAGCAGTCTTCCCTTCATCAATTACTCTATGAAATTTTTTAGTTATAAACCCAGATTCTTTTATGTCAGAATCTGATAATGAATTCACCCATTCTAATGTATCTTCATCACTGTCTAATTCAAATCTGGTTAAAATTTTTGAAATAGCAATAGTAGGGTCAGTTCCTACAGCAACTTGTTTTTTTATTACTCGAGCCATTATTTTATAATATAAAATATTTAAAATAAGAATCAATTTATTTTTTATTTCATAAGTGAACAAAAATGGTTCAATTTTTTAATGTCATTTATTTTATCAAATGATAAAATAAATATATGAAAAACAAAATAAAAATATAATATCTTTATCTCAAAATGAAAAGTTTTTTAAAGTATAATTTTAATACTGTATGGTTATTCTAAAGATTTTATATGTTTAAAATATTTTAATTCTTTTAGATTAATATTTAAAAGAATTAAAATAAAAATTGATAAATTTTTTTTAAAGTCATTAAAAATGAAACGACAACCGGTTAAAAGATCTTTATTCGAAATAACAAAAAAATTAAACACTCTTTCATCAGAAGGTTCTAATCTTCCAAGAAATACTTCTGAATCAGTTAAAACTTACAATAATCAGGTAAGTTTTGAAAAAGATTTTTTAACAAACAGTAGAATATGTTCACATGATGGTAAAAAATCTTTTTTAGGAATTACAAACGCTGATATTTCCGGTATTAAACATGATGAAGTAATTAAAAATTTACAGTATAAATTTTACAACTACATCTTGATGGAGGAATTTAGATGCATGATTAATACCATTATTGATATTAGTGATGGAAAACAGTCTGAAAGACAACGAATTAATACATATTTAAGTGAATTGAAAAAATTTGGTGAACCATCCGCCTATAATTACGCTTTAAAAGGTGACATTAAGTCTCAAGATTATGGAGACCGTAAAAAACACTCAACATTCAAAGGAAATATGGTAGTCATAAAATGTCCACGAGAGCCTGCAGGTTCAAAAGAATTAATTCATGAGTTAGTTGTTGGTGTTGCAGCCACCAATAAATTAAGAATGTATGTTCCTAACTTTTCCTACGTTTTAGATGCATTTACATGTAGTGGAACAACCGTAAATAATTATACAAAAGAAGTAATTGATTTTTGTACCAGCGATACTGAGTCAGTAGCATATGTTATATATGAAAATATTGACAATGCTACTCCACTTGGTAAACTTGCAGCAAGTCAAATGAGTGAAATTGATATCGCTAAAAACTTTTTAAAATATCTTATGCAAATGGCACTTTCTTTAAATTTAGCAGAGATTCTTTATGGCTTTGCACACCGTGATTTACACACTGAAAATGTTCTTTTAAGGAAAGTTTCAGAAGATCCATTTTACATTCCTTATTCACATATGGGTGAAATTGTATACGTTGAATCACCAGGTTCTATTGCTACCTTTATAGATTATGGAATGTCTCATATTAAAGTAGAAAATCACAATGGTGAAAATATTCATCTTGGTAAACTAGACTCTAGTGGATTTTTTGAAAATATTGGAATTTCATCAAAAGATTCATATACGATAGCCGATCTTTACAAGATAATTTGTTTTTTCATTAGAAAAGCACTAGAAAATGATAAAAAAATATTAGCATCCTACGTTTCGTCTTTGTTAGGTGGATACTTTTATGATTTATCTATAAGTAAAGATAATTTTTTTAGTATGAATGAAGATGATATTTTATTCTTAATCACTACACAATGGGATTCAAGATATCATATTCCAAGAGAGATAGTAAATGAAAAAGAATGGAATATAACAGATTTTATCGAATATCTTAATATTTTTAATCAGGAAATCTTCAAAGAAGTTCTATTAAAAAAAGAACTTCCAATAGAAGAAAGAGTATTTGGTTTTTTTGAAGAATGTCCACCACCTGAAGTGACTAGAGACGAATTAAATATTCATATTGCTAATATTCCATCGGTTGATGTTTTTATTGAAAATCCAAATAATGAAGAAGTAAAAAGTAGAATATTTTCAAATATAAATACCGTAATTCAAAATGAAAAACTTGACATGTCAACTGAAATTAATGACAAAAACCATCGCGGATTTTTTAACATACCAGAAAATGAAGAAACTGCTAAAAAAGAAATCGGAATTTATATAGAAAGTATTCAAAATTTAAATTCTTTAGCATCAGTTACAGTAAAATTACACAATCGTATTCAAAAGTATTCTTATTGTCTTGATAAATTTGGTGAGGGTAAAAAAAAGGATGATATTAATAAACTATTTAAAGATCTGATTTTAAAAGCTACAAAAGCTTATGATAAAAATAAAGAATATGTTTTAAGAATTAAAGATCATATAAGACAGAATTATAGAACTCTTCAACTATTTATTTTTGGATCAGAACGTGACACTCCATTAACTGAAAAGGAAGTTGAAAAGTATAATCCAAATATTTTCTATGATGTATATACTAAATATAGGTCATCTATTGTTCTTTTCGAACAAATTAGTATCAAGATTAATTAAAATTTGAGTTTGTATGAATCACTTAAAAAATTGAAAACAAAAAGATTTTTTGTTTATAAAATGAGCTCTAGATCCGTTACATTTTCTAACAACCCTTCATCCAAAGATCGCAAAAATGATATTTTTTCAATTACAAATTTCATGTATAACAGTTTTGAGATCTTCGGTGACGATATAAAGTTGTATGTATCATACTTTCCCCCAGCTACCGACACAACTTATTCTCCTTTTGTATGTAGTTCAAATGATACTGATAATATACCAAATACTAATGAACTTCCAACAGTCGAAGAAATGAAAAATTTTTGGACATCTAGAGAAGAAAGACAAGTGGATGGTAAATATAAAGGTGGATGGTGGGGACCAAATAATTTTCCACCCTCTAATCCTTCTTGGATTAATGGTTCAAAAATCGGTGACAAGATTAATATTATTAATTATAAAGAAGGAATTATTAAAGCATTAATGGGTATTGCATTTACTGACTCTAGTGAGATTATTCCTAACACTGAAAAAATGGCTTTAACAATTAATTTTGAATGGAACAATAAAGTTTATTCTGGGTATCTCACGAATAATCCAATGCCACAAGAAGCTGTGGATTGTTTAGTAACTATGATAAGCTCGAATCATGATGTTTCTATCAGATTTGCTAAAAGGGGAGTTGAAGGACCATTTACAGACATACCTGATAAATTACTTGTTGGAGGTGGAGAGACTGTTGAACCAGATTCCAATGGATTTAAGTTTAACGCAAAATCAAATATAGCAAGAGCTTTACGTGAGGAGTTACAATTAGATATGGATTCTTTTCCAAATCCTATTATTTATGAATTAGGAATTTATGAAGATAAAGATCGCGATCCAAGATATTTCAAATATTCAGTATTATGCGATGATGATAATATTAAATATTTTGGTATTGATCGAAAGTCAAGATCTCGTGTTTATCTAGTAATTATTAAAACTGATAAAATACCCAAAAATTACGAGAATGATTTCGATTCTGTTGAAATTGCTAAGGTTTACTGGACTCCTTTTAATTTGGCATATCAAAAATCAGTAAATGAACCTGGTGCATTTATGATACCAGAACATACACAATATCTTAAAGAAGCTATTCCTTATATACGGGCAAATTTTTAACCATAAAGTTTTCTCAAATAATATTTACAAAAGTAAATATTTAATTACGGCTAATTTCATAAAAACTAACCATTTTGTAATTTTCATCTATTTATAAAAATTTTAAGTAATGTATAATTATAAAAAGGAATGTAAATCAAAAAATATTATAAACATAATTATGTTTATATTTTGAAGATTTGTTATTTATAATTGTAACGATCTTTTTATGTTTTTATAATTGAAATGGATCTATCACCAACTCTTATCTCAATTGAGATTGTTGCATCAGTGTAAAGTTCTTTTTGTTTATCTACTTCATCTGATAATCCAGATATCATGACTTCATCACCAACTAAAGTCTTAGTTTCTAAAGCAGACAGATTATTAATTTTTGATCTTAAAATTCTAACAAGAGTATCAATGGGAATGTCCTCGTATGAACGTGGTTTCATTTCTGTAATTGTAGATGATGAAATAGAATTTCCTCCACTTAAAACACTACTTTTTGTACCAAACATAGAACCGCGATCTGACTTTTCAGGTTCCATTACAAAAAGACTTTCTAAATCCTGTTTTCCAATGAATCCCTTAAGTTTATCAAAATCAGCTTTATTATTTTTTGCAATGATAACTCCTTCTCTTGGGCCTTGATTTGGATGTAAAATATTATTAGTTCTTCTAAAATCACAAAAATCAAAAAGAGGAGTTGTAAAAACAGCAATTGAAACATCAGAGTATTCAAAAATTTCTATTTTAAAGTTAGAACCGTTATACATGAATTCATGCTCAAATATTTGAATTGGATCTCTTTTAATAGAAACAGGTGCACCACCAACTTTAGGTTGTGATTGCTTATATAAAGCCTCAAAATCAACACCTGGAAGTAATCCTTTGAGATAATTCATATGATCTTGACTGTTTTTATATGCAAGATATCCATTTTGTTTTCCAGAATCCACATGTGGACATTTAAGACCGGACCATGGTTTTAAAGATTGACTAAAGTCAATCGGTGAAAATACAGTTAATGATTTATCAGAATATTCATAGAGATAGAAAGAACAGTTTCTTCCACCATAATTTAAATTACCGCTCCAAAGAAGATCTGGTTTCTTTTCTTTAGCTACATCTGGTAATGGCTCTATTAGTTGTGTTCTCCAATCGCTACCTGGAAATAATTGATCAAGTGTAGAAATATGATCTGCCTGATTTTTATAAAAAACATATCCACTTTTTGGTCCTTGAGGTGTATCATACGATTTATCATTTCGTCTAATGGAAGGAATGTTAATTACCATATTAGATGGATTCGTAACCATTAAAATTACAAGTTTAGTCACTTCATATAATTGAATGTTTCCACCTGGAGCTTCAGCTAATGCAATAAGTTTAGGAATACCACTACTTTTTATATCTACTCCAAATTGAACAGGTTGAACAGATTGTTGTTTACTAGCATTTGGATCAAGAAATTGTGCATGTCCGTTCTGTGGATTATGATTTACAGAAATACTAGACATAGGATTAAATGGTTGTTGAAATGTTGGATTTTGAATCACAGAAGTTGTAGATAGTGGATTAGGTAGTTGAGTATTTTGTTGAGAAAATGGTGTTAAAAATTGATTACTAGGAGCTGAATTAATTATTGGAGATTTTTGAGCAAGATTTATAGGTAAACTTTGTGGTAAGGAATATCTATTATCTTGTATATGAGTTTGTTGATTAAATCCATATGAAGGTGGTAATAATCCTGGAACTTGCATTGATGGAGGGTATATTGGATTGGAAAGCTGAGATGGATGGTATTGTTCATGTGGATTTTGAAAAAGCTGTGTTTGTAAAGAACTATGTTGATATGAAGGAATTGATGAAAATCCTGAATTATCAGGTGTATTTCCTTGGAAAGAATCACTTATATTATTAGGTTGATGTTGACTTTGAAAATCGTTCATTTTTACTAAAATTTTAAGGCTTTATTTCATTTTTTGATATTTTTATTCACAAGAATTAAACCGCGAAAGCCGCTAAAAAATTAAAAATGAAATTATTTGCAATATATGTTTTAAAAAATGTCAGAAATAGATATTAAAAGTATAGAAAAAGAAATTGATAACTTTGTTGTTAAAGTAGTAAATCTTTTTTGTGATAATAGAGCAAAAACTTTTATTTTTGCTTCTGAACTTTTGAAGAATGAGTTGTTACAAAATCCCACATCCTGGAATGATTATCACTTAAATTCTGGATTTATAATATCAATGCTTTATAACTATGTAAATAATAACGACCCTGAGAATTTTGTTTATCTATTGATGTGTTCCACAAGTTTATTAGAACCCTCTTTAAAATTAAAAAATGGGGTTGATGATAAAAAAATAGATAATATTACGCAACTTTGTAGTGAGGTATACTATTTTATTGACAAAAGTATTGAAAGTAAATCTTCTGTATTATAAAAATATTTAAATGTTTACTCTTTTTATAATTTAATTAAGTTATAATTAGCCCTATAAATTAAAGGATATAATATCACATTCATTATTCCCTACAAATGCCTTAATTTTTAATTTATTATCTGAATATGTAATACAGCCGTCTGTTATTATCTTATCAGCATTTGTAATATAAAAAAGAATTTCTTGTAATGATGATTCTTCTAAATTTTTAATTGTTATTAATTTTAAAGATCTCATTCTCCATTCATTTAGTGACTTTAATAAAATTTTAACTTCATTTTGACTTTTAAATAACATTTTATTTTGTCTACCATAATTTAATAGGATTATAAATGTATTATTTATTATATTTGCTACATTTTCATCAAGATTTTTAACAATAGATACAATTGAGAGCGATACTTTTATAAAAACACTTTGTAACTTTTTAAATTGAATAACTCCTATATTTGAAATAAATAACCTCTTAATAATATCATATGAAATTTTTGCAACATTGTATGCATATTTATTATTTCTAGATTTAGAAAAATTATCTTTATTGTATATCAATTTAAGAGAATCTTGTAAAGGATATGTTTCAGTTAATAAGAATATAATATTATCTGTATTAAGTAATATTTTAGAAAAAATCACTTCTCCAAAATATTTTATAACTAAGTATTTCTCATCTTTAGTATAAATTATAATCTCATATCCTTTTATTCTAAAATAAAAGTATGGAAATTTTAAGATGTTATCATTAGTTTCCATATTTTATTCCGATACAAGAATTAATATTTTATGCATAAGTAAAATAGTTTTTTGATGTTTTATAAATTTTTGAACAAAAATTTATAAAAATAGGGTCAAAAATTTTATTTTTAGCCCTCCACGCATCTTTTCAAGGCGTCCTGAGTACAGTTGAACCGACTACTTCGGGGGTCAAAAATAGGGTCTCCCCATAGCTATAGCCGATGTTTTTCGGAGAAATTTTTTTTTGTTCTTTTTTGAAGAAAACAAGGAAAAAGGGTCAAAAATTTGAAGAAATTTCTTCAAAAATAGGGTTCAAAATTTTATTTTTAGCCCTCCACGCATCTTTTCAAGGCGTCCTGAGTAAAGTTGAACCGACTACTTCGGGGGTCAAAAATAGGGTCTCCCCATAGCTATAGCCGATGTTTTTTGGAGAAATTTTTTTTGAGTTCTTTTATTAAAAATAAAATCATACGTCTCATAAAAATATGAACAATAATAAAGATACTATTGAAGTTGACAGTAAAAGTAGTTTTCATAAAAAAGAAGATTTAGTTTCAAATTTAATGAACGAAAGTACTATATCTAATGATGTAATATATTTATATAAAAAATGTAATCATAAAATTACATTAAAAAGTTTTAACAATTCCTATCTTTTAATAATTGAATGTCAGAATAAGAAAATTTTTTCTTCAATAATTGCATATGGTACTGGATCTTTTATAGTGAAAGATGAAAGTATATATGAAAATATTAATTATAAAATTTCTATCGAATGGACTGGAAATTTATTAAAGACGATTATTGATAATGGACATTTTTCAGTATATGGAATTTCAATTAAAAAACTTGAAGTTTAATATCTAAATTTTATTTCATCACTTCTTTAATTGATAAGTCTGTTACAATAATAGATGAATTATTAAATCTACTTTCAATTGAATATTTACATTGGTTTAATATATATGTTTTATTGTTATAAATTTGTTCAAATGAGTCATCACTTAAAATTTCAACTGGACTTAATTGTCCGAGATTTTGAGATTTTCTTTTAATTCTCTCATCGATATCTTTTGAAAAATATTGAGACACACTTAAAATATTAGATTCAGATGAATTCACACTAAAGGGTAAAAAATCAGCTTTAACAACATTCAAAGTTTCCATTTTATTCACGCAATAAAAATAAAATTTTTTCAGATTTATTTATTACGCCAAATTACTTTTTGTATTATTTTAATATTTATTAAAATGTCAACTTGCCCTGTAACTGATGAACAGAAAACAGAAATTAGAATTTCTACGTGTCATTATATTATAACATTAGTATTTTTTATGATAGTTTTAATAAATACAATATATTTGACTTTATCTGTATCTAAAATGAATGTTGATTTAAATAATAGTAACGCGGTAAAAGCAAAAAATATTATGATAGCTGCATGTGCTGTTAGTTACATAGCCGATTTTATAATAATTGGTATATTAGCAATTGCTTATAGTTACCAATCATATTATCCTGAAGAATCAAAAGATTATTCAATGAAATTAATTGAGACAATAGGTGGTGAAGATATATATACTTCTTTAAGAATAACTGTATTTTCAATATTAATGATTACATCTCTTATTGTGGGAGCATTATGTGTAGATGCAGGTAAACTTATTGATAAATCCGATAATTCTGATCAATATTCTGATGAATATAATCTTTGTAAAGAAATGGGAAGATTATTTTTACTTCATTTCTTATTCTTCACAACAATTCAGTTTAGTACATATGTATATCAAGCTATCCTGTATGTTTGGAAAGGTTATTTTTTGTAAAAATTAAAAAAAGTACTTTTTTATAATTAAAATGACAGATACCTACATACAAAAATTAGTAGAAATTCCCCCATCTTGTAAACTTTATTTTCAGCAGGAGCCTACCGACAATTTTAATATTTTATATATTTCATGTAATGATAAAATTACATACCTTGAACAATTTGTAGATATTGACTTGTTCTCTCTTTTTCATGAAAATAAGGAAGCATTCTTAAATTTATTTCATGTATATGCAAGTAAAATTTTTGAATCTATTGGTCAATTCGATTCAGTATTGGTAAGTAGTTGTATTATACCTCAATCTGATGGTCAATATTTTAGCGGTAATTTTAATTTAAAAAAATATATCTATAACTCGGGTAGAATAGAACAACTAGTTGATGATATTAAGAATAAAGAGTCTATCTATATACAAAATGAAAAATATAATATAACTGGACGAAAACTTACAATAAATGAAAAAGTAAATCAAGTAATAACTGATATCAGACCTTTAGTAAGAATTGGTAATTCTTTAGAAAGTTTAACTCTAAGATTATCTAATGTTTATAATTTAGATTTAGTTTCAATGTTTAGTAACTTAAAAAAATTGACAATAAATGCAAAAAATCTCGTTTCTTTAAACTTTTTGACAAAATTAACAAATTTAGAAGAGTTAAATCTATTAAATGTCCCGACAGTAAACTTTTCATTTTTACTTAACATGGAAAAATTAACAAAACTATATGTTAAAAATTCAGATATTCTTGAAACTAGATATATATGTATTAATCAAAGTTTAAAAGAATTATATCTTATTAATGTTAGGGATAAATTTTCTAGGGACAATTTAGATATAGATTTTATTTTGGGTTTAGAAAACTTAGAAGTTTTAGATCTTTCTCTAAATAAAGTTATAGATTTAAAATTTTTGCAATCATGTCAATTTAAATTAAAAATATTGTATTTAAACAATAACTATATTGATAATCCTCAGTTGTTAGAAATTTTTAAAGAAATAGAAACTCTTGATTTATCATTCACTAATATTAATGACTTAAGACAATTAAAAGGAATGACAAAATTAAAAGAATTATACTTATCTAGTGGTGCGAATTATGATAAATCAGCCATTCCAAAATCAGTTTCTATTGAATATGTAGAACCTGAAAACCAAGAAGATGATTTATATGAATCATCGGGTTTTAATAACTTTCAATTTACAGGCTATAAACCAAATTCTTACTCAACATCTCAATCTGCTGAAGATTTTAGTTTTGAGAATATTGAAATGTTTGAAAAGTATCAAAAGGAAAATAATCAAACATCAAATCAAATGTTTCAATCCCAACCATCAAGTTTTAATATTAATATGCCAGCATTTCCATCACCACCAAATCAAATGTTTCAATCCAAAGCTTCATCACCCTCATCATCAAGTATTATGAGAATTTAAAAATAGTAAAATTTCTTTTTAACCTTCATAATTATTTTAAATATTGCGTATTATCTTCCTAAATTAAGAAGACTAAACACTACCCCTTAATAATTTTACTATTAAAAATAAATTCAATTGAATTTATTTAAATCAATATCTGGTAAAAAAGACCTTACTTTGAAAATTGCATTTTCATATTATTATCACTTAAATGATATTTAGAGTCACGATCCTCTTCTTTAGAATATATATGAACGATAACATTAAATCTAATGGAGCCCTTTTTACATTTAATTGAAGCAGTTAAAATACAAAAGAAATTTCTACCTAAATCCTCAAGATTTATTTTAAATTTTGTTAAAGAGTCATTTTTCCCTTTTGTGAATTTTAATCTTGAAAATGGAACTATTTCTGTGGTTTCTACTAAATCATAATCACCAGAAACTATTTTATTATTAATATTACCTTTATTAAATTCAAATTTATCCTGAGTTTCTATTCCAAAGTTCCTGATAAAAAGATTACTATTTTCAACATGAGAAGTTTCATCAATATTAAAAAAGTGATAGAAAATATTTCCCTCAAATTTTACTTTTCCTGGAACATTTGGAAACCTTTCAACTCCTTGTAGAGCAAATTTAACTAATTCTATAGCGTCACACATTTTAAAATTTAAAACCTTTAAAAGATTATTTTTCAATTCTTACAGGTTTCTTTATCTTAAAATTACTAAAGAAAGGAATTTCATTATCTGAATTTTTATGGGTAGATGTTATAATCGGATGACTAGATTCATTTTTTATTAAATCATTTATTATATTATTATCAGAATTGTAAATTATGTAATGTAGTTGTGATATATTAAGACGTCCTCTAAATTTAGCTAGTTTTATATAAAGTATTTTTGTTAATGAAGATCCTGATGACTGAGCACCTGATTTTTTATTTGATTCACATGATGATATTGTTACACAATAAGGTAAAATACTGCTAACTTCAATATTTGAATTATTTGTTTCAACCATTGTTTGAAGTCTATGATCATATATATATGGAAAGTAGGTCATATGTTCAGAATAGCATGTATCTATAATGATTAGCATTCTTGTAGATATTGGTATTCCTCTATTTGCTAAATATGTAGATCTATATGGTTTTGTTATCATATCTGGTGAATTTCCAGGTGATATAATTGGAGGTGTTAATTGTATTAGAATTGGAGATTTAATTCCAATTTTCTCTGGAATATACTTTATTTCAGTTGTTGTTTCTATTTTTCTGTAACTTTTAGATGAAATTAAAACCGGAACTTCCATTCTTCCATATACATTTATTGGTATATTACCAAACATAATGTTAAATATATCTTTTGATAATAAATATTTTAAATGGGACGTATCCTCACTGTAGAGAACTATACTTTGTTCATTATTACCATCAATGTTTATTTCAGATCCATGACCTGAAATATAAAATAAAACTTCAGGAAAATCTGTATCATCCTTATAAGTTAATTCTTCTATTCCTCTTATAGTATTCTCTAAAAATTGACATATTTCTCTACAAACAAATGTGTCACTTGGATATGCATTTCTTTTTATATTACAGTTTAACACATCATTAGGAAGTTTATTAACATCTGTTACTAAAGTTATATTTGAATCATCTAATCCCATTGATGAACATAATTTATAAATCATTTTTATGTCATGGAGAGCACAAGGTAAAGATGATAGTAAATTATGTTCACTAACACATGGGTATGAAAATGCGAGAATAAGAGCATATTTCACCATTTTAATTATAATAAAATAGATATAGTTTTTAAAAAACTTTTTTAATGCCGATATATATATATGAAAAGAATTCAAACAAGACTATATTCTTTTACCTTATTATATTTTCATTGTTCATACCAGATAAATAAAAAAGTAAAATTGACTTTAGTGAAATTTTTAATACTAAAATGTCATCTTTAACTATAGATAATACAGGTGTTAGAAACAATGAATATATAAGTGGCTTTTCATCATCAAAACAAACAAAAGGAGTGATGGCCCAAATAAGGTTTTTAGAAGGAGTATTTTTTCCACCTTATCGTCCTTATTTTGTTCCTAATGATATAAGAATTAGAGATACTCTAATTTGGGGATTTTTTGAAAATATGTCATTTGAACAACGATTAAGATGGATTTATGAGAACGGAATTGAAAATGAATTGCATCTTTCTGATATACCTTGTCAAATAAGATTTGAAAATATAGATTCCGATTTCACATCTAAATTATCAACTGATAATCAAACTTTTCTGATGTCTGGTGAATGGTTGAATATACAGGATGTTTACAATATGTTTCCACGAAAACCAGGAAGTAAAGCTGTTAGACATACTTTAATTTTTAGAGGTTCAAATTGGGGTTTAGTTAACCCAGATACTTCATTTAATTATGCAGAATATCTTTCAATGATTTCTAAAACTACATCTAACCATAGAACAGATATTAAAGTTTATAAATCTTCTATTGAGTTTCAGGGTGGTAAGTTTTATGTAGGAGTTTGTGATAATGAACCTGAATTAGACTTAAATCAATATTGTCATCCTGAAATAATGAAGATAATTAATTGGTTTACACCTGCAGTTCATAAATCTTTAATTCAAAAATGTATTCGTGTAAGACCTTTACATGTAAAAGCTAATGGAGAAATTTATAAAACAGAAGATGTTTTAATAACCTCTTTTATAATGTTACTAAAAAATCCTGGCGTTTTAGTTCCTAATCTCAGAAAGTTTGTTACTGGGACCGAAGCAGCATTCAAAAGGCTAGCCGTCTCTTTAATTGAAGATTCAACATGTTCATTTGAATGTATTTTACTGCTGTTAAGTGCATCTTTAGCAAGTAGAAATGGATATAAACCATCTAAAACATTTATTGAGTATTGTATTAAATCTGCAATTGATGGCCTTAGTTCTACTTATTTTGTATATGATTGGCATAATATAAAAGGATTTCAGTTACATCAGATGTATCAGAGAGTTATTTTAATGATAAAAACATTGGGTAGTTTTGAAAGTGATATTAACATGATTATTACAATGTTTGAAAATAATATGCAAACAATTAAATCTGAATTGGAAAGACCTTTAGAAATGGAAATTTATCATTGTCTAGATCAACATTCAATCACTGAAATAGCTCACTTTTATACAGGTCCTGAAATAAAGGCTGATGATATTTTTGGAGTAATTTGGAAGAACGGAACTGGTATTAATAGTCGAAAACGAGAATTTTTAGTTGATCCAAATGTTGCTGATGCACAAAGAAGGCTTTGGATTGCTAAAACATCTATAGATAGGGTTGAAAGAGAACTTTCTAAATTTACTTTTACTTCTAATAGAAATTTAGACCAATCTTGGATATCTGGATTAATAGGTCCTATTTCAAATAAAATACCAGGTGATAACCTTGGATTTCCAAGTAAGACAATACCTATAGTTTCATTTTATGATCCAGATGATTTTAATAAGGTAATGACAATTCGTGAACCTTCTAGAGATAGTGACGTTGAAATAACTGATCAAATAAAGAATTATGCTTCTAAATTAATCGAGTATCAAATGTCAAATAAACTAACATCTATAAAATCGGAGATGTTACAATTATCATTTTCAGTTTTATATAGAATGGGTGATTTTATATGTATTGATTCAAAGAATAATCAGATTAATTGGAAAGACTATTGTGAATCAGATTTTACAATACCCATAATTAGACGTTCATTAAAATCAAATTTAGATGGAGATGTTATAAATGCTTTTACAAAAAAGAGTTGCGGAATTGAAAATAAATCAATTCCAAGAATTAATAAACTTTTATCATGTTTAGATATTCAAATAGTTTCAAGAATGGCTATGTATTTAAGAAATATAAACCCTCGACTTGAAATATATAAGATATCTAGAGATGGAACTGGTACATATTTAGAAACACATTGGTCAGATAGTGTTATTTTTAGATTTCTTTTAAAATTATGTGTTATTATACCAGGTGTTATTGAAATAACTAATGAATTATATTTTAAGATTAAATACTTTCCATACTGGAATATTGTTAGAAATCTTATTTTTAATAAGATTTCTAGTTATAAGTATGATCAATGGTCAATTAGAGGAGATTTAGTTAAATTTTCAGATACTCGAATTTTACGAGATAATCAAAAAAATTCAGTTAAAAGATTATTATCTAGAATTAAAAGTGGTAAGCGTGGTAATATTATTTTTATAGATACAGGTTTAGGAAAGACTTTAATTGTTCTGAATACAATTGGAAGATTAATTGATAAATGCAGAATGCCAAAATATTGCATATATGTTTTAACTTCATCTTCAGTTGAGAATATACTTGAACAAATTAAAATGTCTGGATTACCATATAACTTTCTCATTGGAACTAAAGAAAATTCAAATCGAAATATATATCCAAATTGTATTAATTTAATTTTACATGATCATATGAGAATGATGAATTCTGAATTATTAGCTGTTGCTTTTGAATCTTTTATTGTTTTTGATGAAGTTCATATGATGTTTGAAGACAGTAAAAGATCTTCTATTGCACTTCAATTATCAAAAATTTGTAACACCTTTGTAGCTATGACCGGAACATTGATAAAGGGAAAGGATGTAACAAGTAATAATTTATTAGAATGGGTTTCCCAAGTGGTTAATTTTGAAGTCAATAAAGATAACTATTACATTGGAATTGCAACTTTAATATCAGGTCGTGTCGAACTTCCGATTAAAAAGAATTATATTGAGAAAGAAGTTCAACTAATAAATTCAGAATATGCAAATTATGTAGAAAGTAAATATGGCGGAAATTCTGATACCACAGATTTTCATAAAGCAACTGAAATCTGTTTTGAATCTATATTTGAAGGAATGATAAAAGAAATTACTTCTTTATTACAAAATGGTGAAAAATGTGTTTTTGTTGTAGTTAAAAATATAAGAGAACAAGATAGAATGTTTAATATTTTAACTTCACTCGGAATCAAATGTTTTAGTATTGGTTCTAAAAATTCAATTAACTTAACTGCTGAAAACAATAAAGATGGAATTCAAGTTGTAATTACAACTTTCAGGAATAATTCTGGATATGATGTAACAGCCGCAAGAATTATGATAACCGCTCCTTATTTTACAGATGAATGTACAAGACAACAATTAGAAGGTCGTATACATCGCATTTCTCAACATCATCCTGAAGTTTTTTATATCTCATTACATTGTGGACTTCTTTCTTATACTATGAAAAATCATAATTTGGCAAGAATAATATCTAAATCAATAAGAGATACACAGAAAGAAGTATAGTTTTAACATTTATTATAATAAATGTAAAGATAAATAAATAGTAAATATATTATTTAACATTTTTAATTTTAGCTCTTTTTGAAAGAAAAATCGATAAAAAATGTCAAAAATATGGTCCAAAATTTTATTTTTAGCCCTCCACGCATCTTTTCAAGGCGTCCTGAGTACAGTGAGACGTACTACTTCGGGGGTCAAAAATAGGGTCTCCCCATAGCTATAGGCGATGTTTTTCGGAGAAATTTTTTTGTTCTTTTTTGAAGAAAACAAGGAAAAATCGATAAAAAATGTCAAAAATAGGGTCAAAAATTTTATTTTTAGGCCTTCACGTATGTTTTCAAGGCGTCCTGAGTACAGTGAGACCTACTACTTCTGGGGTCAAAAATAGGGTCTCCCCATAGCTATAGGCGATGTTTTTTGGAGAAAATTTTTTAATGATTTTTGAAGGAAAGAAGTAAAATCATTAAAATTTATACAATAACATATATCTCTAATTAGAGATATTTATAAATATTATTTAATGTATTCTAACCACCATGAATATTAATAGTACTATTACAGTATGGTTCTACAGAAGTAAGATATTCATAAATAAATGCTCGATGATCACCATTTAAAATTACCACATATTTACCGCTATTTTCATCTTTTCTAGTATATCCACCACACGATTGAATCTTTTTTAACTTTTTAATGAGTTTTTCACACTCCTTATCATTATCAAAAAACTCAATTAATGTAAAACACTTTCTTCCATTTCTTTGTTGTGTTCTAATATGAATAGTTCTATTATTTTCTAAATCAAGACAATCCTCAAAGTTCATTTTACTTTATTAAATGAAAAATATTTCATTTTTAAATATATGTAGATAATAATAACAAATCATCACTCAATCCTAAAATTTAACCTTATCAAAGATTTTTATTTATCCATTTCCTCTTTTATCTTTATTAAAAAATTATTTCCATCATTTTCTGCTACACAACTACCAAAATTGGACCCATATAAAGGATTAATTAACCCGGAAACATTTTTTAAAAAATTTCTTCTATTAGATGAAAACTCAAGTTCTTCAAATTTTTCATGTATATATTCATTGTCATTGTCATTGTCACAAATACTAGAACGGTGATTTATACAATTCTGAAGTTGATCCGATCCTCGAATATAAAGATAATCTGAAGATTCATCAACGGATTTTTTATTGAGTGAAGATTGATTATTAATTAGTTCAGAAACATTTTTATGAATTCCTTGAAAAAATTGACTAATTATTGTATGATGTCCAACTGATAGTTCTGAGTAGTTCATTTCATCACCATCATAATCGGAGTTAAAAGCTGTAATAAATGCTGTAGATCTGAATGGATTTATTACACATGAATTATTGTTTTGTATTTCATTTACATCATTTTGATCTTCACTTAAATTATTATCAGCATTTACAAGAGGTGGTAAATCATCATCTCCATCTACATCATTTTGATCTTCACTTAAATTATTATCACCATTTACAAGAGGTGGTAAATCATCATCTCCATCTACATCATTTTGATCTTCACTTAAATTATTATCAGCATTTATATCATTTTGAAAAGGATTTTCTTCATAATTTTCATCATCAAAATCATCAAAATCATCAAAATCTCTTAAACCGGTAATATCATTTTCCTGATTTTCAATATCAGTTAACATAAACTTGATATGTTCAGTAATTATTAAATATTCCTCTGTATCAATTGAATATTCAAAACCTGAAGCTACTGAAAGTGAAGGATAGAAATCAAAACCATTTTTTGTTTCAGCATACAACGTAGTTACTCTAACAGCTTCTTCACATGTAATATCAAGGTTGTTGATTACAATATATTGAAAAAGTTTTTTGTAGAAATCATCCACATCTGAAGGAACATTTCCGTTTACAATATCAGATATAAATGGTTTTAACATTGAGTATATTAATGCTGGAGATTTTTCTTGAACAGTAACCCTTTCTTTTATTCTATCAAAGATTGATATGTCATCTATCATAAGTGGAACTAACTTTGCATCTTTTTCCGAACTACTTTTAACAAGAATACGACCTTGAAGAACATTAATAGCCATATTTTGTAATTTACCAGGATTACAAACACAGTACCATTCTCCATATTGAGATAACTGATAACTAGACATAATACCAGCGAAGAGAGAATCAGTCAGTTTATTCTGAGGAAATTCTTTACAGAATTTCCAAAATGATGCAATAACAAGTTTTGGATCGTAAAGATTATCTTGTATATCTATTTGAGATGTTAGAAATCCATTATTATCATCATTACCCATTACCTGATCATCACTGTATACAACATCATCATCCTTTTCTTCATATCTACATAAAAGTTTTTTCATATCTTTATCATAACCCATTAGTCTATCAAATATTTTCCTAGAAAATTCTGGAAGAATAGCAGCACGTTCCCAAAACTCTGAAAACTCAGTTTTAACCTCATCCTCTGATAAATTGTAAGATCGGATCATTGTAATAACACCTAAGTCTGTGTTTTCATCACGATATTCATCATGAACATCTATAGTCTCCTTATATTTTCTCATGTTTACAGTTTTATTGAGTTGATCGACATTAACGTATGACATTAAGGGTTCATCCTGATCATGATTAATAGATTCTTTCTCGAAATTTGGAAACGATTCTTTATCTACCAATGATCTAAACAATAACATTTTAGCTATTCTTGTAAAGAAGTGTATTTTTTTATCTACGGGACCATTAGCCAGACTAATTCTAATTATGTATCTGTATATATCAATAAAGCTAAAAACTTCATTAAAAAGCTTTTTTGATTCCGATAGTTTTGTAAGAATAATAATATCATCAATAAGATGATCATCAATCATTTTCAATTCAACGATTATGTTATGATCAATTGAGTTAACTTCTGCTAATTTAAAAATTTTATCCAAAACAGAAGAGTCTAAAAAGAATATAAACTCTGGATCTAGTTCATCATCATAATAAACATTATATCCTACTTGTGACAGATGATTGAACTTACTTTGTTGTGGTAAATTATTAAATGTACCAACATATCTAGTATCACGTACAACACTTAAGTTTGAACTAGATTTTGTATTGGGTGGAATTTTACAAAAATTAATGTTAAGAATACTTTTTGTAAAATTCCGTCTGTGGTTTACATCTTTAATCTTATTAAACAATTTATAAATATAATCAATAACTGAAATTATTACAGACTTTTCTGGAAATTTCTTTACAACATCTGAAAATTTTAAAAACCATCTTTGATCAAAGATTTGTGGCGATATAGAAATATAATGTCTAAGCAAATTCAAATCAACATTAAAAAATTTAACAATATTTGCTATAAAACTGTCCTGACTAAAAACTACATCTGAATTAATAGACGAAAAGCTTTGTTTTAAATTGAATTTCTGAGAGTGATCATTTATACCTTTTAAATAAAAATTTATTTTATCAAGTTGTAAATATTGAATGATTTTTCTATTAAAATTTCTTTCTATAACAGAATTTGCAATGTTAAAATTAGAAGCGTTACTCATATTAGAATTAAAAATATTTTGAATATCAGGTGTCATATTACTACTAATTGAAGGTCCAAGTTTAGGATATTTTACGTCTACAACATTCAATGAATCAATAAGATTTTTTTGTTCATCTAAATATTTCCTGTATTCTTCAGTGGATTTAAAAACTAAAGAACCTTCTATATCTTTAGTTTTTAGTAGATATTCGATTAATATTTCTGATCTTTCGACACGTTCATTAATAGGTGATGATGCAACATTAAGCGCAAAATCAAAAATTTGTGCATAGCTAAGAAATGGAAAAACATCTAAAAGAACTCTTGAAATTTTATCTATAACATAATCATTGATATCAGACTCTGGATTAGAAAATTTATCTAAATTAATTCCACGAAGAAATGGAATACCAGGTAAAGAAGTTCCGGTTACTTTATCATTAATTGCTGTTCTTATAATGTTTTGTATTCTAATATCTGGTAGTTCATTAGTATTCTTGTATATCTCAAGTGCCCTACTATGAGGTTTCATGTGAAGAATGTTATTATATAAGCGAGTAGGAATCTCATAGAAACTATCTTCATCTCTTATAAATTTAGAAAGATAGTAAACAGCATTATATAATTTATTTGGAAAAGATAGAGTCGAAATTTCGACTCCTTCTTTAAAACTTGATAGAATAGTAATAACATCACCTGTCTCATCAATTAAAAGTTGAAGTGGAAATTTTTTAAAAATAAGACCAATTTTTTTACTGATGTATTTTCTATACAAAACCATTAGTTTATATTTATAAGTTTTAGTCAGCTTATATTTCTTAAGAATATTCAAGAAATTAGAGTTATTCTCTTTGCAGTTTTTATAATCTTCAGTAAATTTAGAAGCACTAGATGTTGAATCTAAAAAATGAGAAGATAGAGAGACTGAATAATCATCTAAAATTTTTAATTGAAGATCATATTTACACTTAAGTATTTCCAATTCTAGTAAACTATCTGAAAGCTCTTCAACTGTTTTTTTATGATGAGATATATATTCATCGTATAAGGAAAGCAGTTGTGGTCTGTCGTAAAAATCATTAAATGATGTCATTTTGTGATATTTTTTATTTATTTTTTCACTTTTCTTTATTGTAAGTTTCATATACTGAAATGAAAAATAAAATATTATTATCTATAAAATGATAGAGGAGAGATTTTATAAAAAACTTACTAATGGTCCAGATGCAATGTTAGAACGTATAAATCTTGGTAAAGATCATATCCCTGTTTGTTTAGAAGTTCAAAATCCATTCTCCGGAGGTGATCCTATAAAAAAATTTACATATTATAAGTCTCCATTACTTCTATTTAAGGCAACAGCAAGTTTGTCTAACAGTGAAAGATGTCACTATGAAATTATAATGGGTGATAGATTTCAAAAACATTATGTTGATATAGATATTCCTCTTAAAGATGATTCTATAGATGACATTTATTCACACACAAAAGAAGAAAAAATAGCAATTGCAGATAAAATTGTTGAATGTTATAGAGATTCTTTGATTAAAATAAGACCTCAAATTCAACTTACTGATATTTTAGTTTTAAGTTCGCATGATGCTACAAAAAGATCTTTCCATATAGTAGTTGATAGATGGTGTGTACAATCAGCCACTTTAAATAAAGAATTATTTAATGAGGTAATCCAAAATGTTGCAATTGATACTAGAAAATATCTTGACGATAGGATGTATAAATGTGTTCAGCAATTTAGACTTTTTTTGTCAACAAAATGTGGTAAAAATAGACAACTTATTGTAGACTCTAAACATTCAACATGGGCTCCTACACATGAGATTAAAGATACATATACACTTATTAAAGAAATTTTTTTAGCATCTTTAGTCTCAGTAACAGATACTTGTGTATTACTACCAATGGAAATGAAAGAAAAAACTTTTACTGTATCATCAAAAGAATTGGATTCTAATGATTATAAGGCTATTATAAGTGCATTTAATAATTTTCACGATAAATCTTCATTTGAAATAGGAGCTTTAAGTGGTAGTTTTCTTCTTCTTAAAAGAAAAAGACAATCATATTGTGATCATTGTATGAGGAGTCATCAAAATGAAAATCCGTTTCTTTATGTTGGACCAGTATCTGGAAATATTTATTTTAATTGCAGACGTGGTGAAGGTTCTACAATTATAGGAAATATAAAAGACACATACACCTCATCAAAAGAAATCACAACGATGTGTCCAAAATTAGAAGATGTGAAATCATATATTTCAACATCAGGACCTGTTCAGATTAATAATTTTGTTGATTCTGGAATATTAAGTCTTTCAGAAAATGACATAAAAACATCTCAAACATATATTTCTAAACATACTTCTGTTATTCAGCAAGTTATTTCGACAACAACAAAACTTGATATATCTAAAAATGTATCTATAAATAAAAACAGAACAGATATTCCTGAAACAGAATTGTCTGCTTTTAAAAAGCAGGTTGAAGAGAAAAAATTAAAATGGATGAATAAACTTTCGACAAGAAGACCAGACGTAGTATTTCAAAATTTAAACATTATCTAACCATATAAAATGGATTTTAATAAATTTTACTAAGTAGTAAAATATATGTTACAAAGTAGTAGTTTTATTTTACTTTGTGTTATTAGTGTTTTAATATTTATATTTGCATTTGTAGTTTTAATATTATCCATTAATGGATATTTAAAACTATCTAACAGTAAAAATGAAGTATTAAGTCAAAATACAATATCAACAATCTCTGTTATGAATGGAATAGGTATTGTTTTTTGTGTTATTGCATTTTTGGTATTAATATGGCAATGTGATAATATAATGAGAGAAGAAACAAGTAACTCTCTATATACTCAAATAAATGAAAGTACAATAAAAGAAAAAGAAATACAACTAGATGTAATATCTAAAATGATTGAATCAAATCTAAATACTAAAAAAACAGATATTCAAATAGAAGATACTGGGCATATTTATGATATTTTTACAGATTCAATTAATTTTAATAATACAGATATAAATAATTATGAATTAAAAGATTATGATGAATATTTAATTCCTTATGACTTTTTTAATATTGATGGAATATATGACAAAGATCAAAATGACACAAAATTTATGATAAGTGATTATGAAGAAAGGGAAAAATCGTATGAAGATTTTTTAGATAATGATCAACCTAATTCTTCATACGATTTTATTTTACCTTATTTAGAAAAATCAGAAACATATCAGGATTTTAATTCTAATATAGAAGGTTTTATAAGCTTTAACGATAATAATTCTGATGAGTATTATACATCAAAAAATATTTCTTCTGGTGAAGAAGAAATATTAAGTAATAGTGATACAAAACAAAAAAAGAAAACTAAAAACAAAAAAAGATTAAATTCAGTTGATAATAATTCAGTTGATAATAATTCAGTTGATAATAATTCAGTTGATAATAATTCAGTTGATAATAATTCAGTTGATAATAATTCAGTTGATAATAATTCAGTTGATAATAAT